CATCACTTGTTTGTTTTGCTAGCTCTGACATATCTAGTGTAAATACGCCTGCCGATGGCATTATAAACACATATGCCCTAGTTGGCTTTGCACTGTTACCATTAAAAGCCTCCCAGCTGCATTTCTCAACACCACCAAAAACAACATCACCGAACGTCTGCGCCGCTGTCCATGTGTTAGCGGTATCAGTGCTGACACCGCCACCGCCACTAACAGCAATATTTATGTTGCCATCAGAATCGGGGGCAACATTATTTACAGTCTTAACTATGTCAGGCTTATCTTTAAGGTCATTGTAGCTACCGCTTGTCGCCACAGTCGACAACCCTGTAATCATGCTGGCAGGATGTGTTGCAGGGTGCGTATAGACTGTATCCGTAAATTTAGCGTTAGCTGGGACGGATGCCTCGATGGTTTTGTTGTTGACCTTGCCCTTAAAATTAGGAGCGATAATGGTAGCGGGGAATAGAGCTTCCTGATATGCATTGTATTTGTATAAATGCCCATTTTGAGCCATATTGCTGGGAGTACCCCAACCAACGCCACCAAACCCAAAAATACAATATACCCCTAATCCATTATAATTAGTGTTAACTTCCGTGCAGCCGAACGTAAATCTGATAATGTCATATTGCCGATTAACGTCGTTTTGATATGTTACAAGCCTTTCGGTGTTTATGACATTCCAACCACTCCACCCCATAAGGTGCGCTTTGTCGGCGAAAACCTTAAATGTTTCTGGAGTGCTTTTGAGCGATGCGTCAATCGTACAATAACAATTCTTGCACCCATTTGTAGTTATATACATGATAAATTTGTTAAGAGCGGTATACAGCCCGATTTTTTGAGGATTAATGATTACCCGCAGCATTGATGCTGGAGTTAACGGATTGTCAGGGGCTTTGCCGATATTGATTGGTACTGTTGGGAAGGTGAATAGCTCGATTTTTTTCCCATCGCTCAGTCCATAATCTAACCATGTTTCGCCTGCGTCGGTGCTATACTCAACTGTAATGCCTTCTGCGCGAGCGAACGCAAATCGGTTTGCCCCTAAAGAGGGCACCATAGACGCATCAATAGGGCTATAATCATCGACAATATTATGCCCGCCCCACTTAAGGTCAGCCTCATAAATTTTATCGGTTTTGGCCATCTTTTTATCCAGCTCAGCCTTGATGACCTTATTCTGCACTGGATTGGTACTGCTGGCGCTGAGTGAGCTGTCAATGGTAACTTTAGGCAGCAGGCCTACAATCGGATTGCCGTCTGCACCTGTTGCTTTTACTCCGTCTGCCAAATCGGCAGCGGTGACGGTATCACCAGTAAGGTCTACCAAAGTGTTACCGCCATATATAACTTTATTCACTGCCATTTTTTACGCTCCTTAACCGATTGTAACGGTCTTGCCGCCCTGCGGATTGTCGCTCTCATTGTAGGGTATCGGCTCTATGGTAACTTGTGACAAATAATTAAATCCCTGTGCGCTGTCGGGCAAAATAGTCTGCGCTGTTGTCTTAGGGGTAGCGGTTTTAGCTTGTGCCTTGGCACTCTCTGTGCCGCTCATTGTACCTGTTACACCTAAGATGGATACGCCTGCCCTGATGTTGGTTGCAATAATTTTAGCCTGCTCCGTGGAACTGATTGCTACCTTGCCTGCGCCATCGTGATAGCCAATAGGCACGGTGTAGCTATCAGCTTTTCGGCTAATCACACCGCTGACAGCGCCATTGTTCTTCATTTCGCCTGTAATTTTTACGCCGTTAACATAGGCTGTTTTCCCACTCAAAATCTCTGCACCTGCTGCTGTCGCATCAGATGTATCAGCGTTAAAAGTACATGCGCCTACAATCGGCGCACCGCTCTTATCATGGGCGGTTGCACCTTTTAAAATCTTGTCTGCTGTTACAGTGTCGGCGGTTAAATCAATTAATGTTTTACCACCATACACAACCTTGCTAATAGTTTTCTCGGCCATAGATTGCGACCTCTCTTTCATCTCCTATGTAGACTGTAATACCATCTGACAAGTTGCTTGTTTCGTAGTACGGTATTTTTTCTACGGTAATATTTTTGACTAAGTGTTTGTTTGCCGTCGGCAGTTCCTGCGCCTCATGCACTGCGGAGTGTACTGTGTAAGCACCCTCGTACAGCTCGACACTGATAACAGTCACTGCTGATAACGTGCCATGCAGGTTAGCTCTGCTAGGGGATAGTGTACCATGCAGCTCACCTTTCGCAGCCGTCAGCGTACCATGTAACCTCATCAGTAGGTCACCTCCTCCATGAGCAAAAACTCATGCGGCGGGATAACTGTATCGACATAGCCGTCAGCACGTTTGAGCTCGATATCATAGACGTACGTTCCAAATGTCAGCCCCTCGGTATCTGCTGGCTTGATATCCAGCTCGCTGCCAGCAATGATTTTTTGCAGGACGATAGCGGGATTTCTGGCGGCTCTCCGGAGCGTAAACGTCAGCACGTCACCCTCGGTCAGCTCAACAGGGTTCCCGTCGGTATCGGTGATGGTGATAGTAAAAACACCGCTGTCGCCCCTGATCATGCTGATGTTGTTGTTGTCAACCTTAAACATGGCGTATCACCTCCTATAAATTGGAATAATTTTCTTTCATATATACATATGTTTTCACCAAATCACCGCCTTAGTTAAAAATTATCTCGACTCTATATTTTTTGCCTACATTTCCAGCCGTAAAAATACTTTTTATAGCAGTAGGTATAGATTGCGTGTATCCATAAAAACCTGTATTTGAAGATTGAAATGAAATTTTTGCCCAATCCATTGTTGCAACAGCTCCGGTATCTACAGAGGTCAGTTTAAGTGTAACGTTATAGCTGCCACTATATACCCCCTCAATTTTAAATGCAAAATCAAGGTAACCGCTACCGTAAAGTATCATTACAAGAGTAACATCTTTGCCTTCGTGTTTCACGCTACCTTCGACCTCGCCAATCGTGGCATTATAGCGACTGAAACCATATTGATAACCACCTTTACCTAGAGTAACAATAAATTCGCCGTCACCTTCAATGGTACTACCATTGGCCTTCATCAAAATGCGATTCAATCCCATTTAAGCACCTCACGATAACTTTGTCGCTTGCGCAATGCTTGTCACAACACCACTAGCATTTTTAGTTAAAAAGATATTTAAAAGTAGACCGCTGGCTGTTATCGCTAAATCCGCAGCACTTCCAGCATATTTTAGAGTGCCAGCATTAGTGATGCTCAATGCGTAAGAGCCGTTAGACGCTATGTAGGCTGTAAATATTGATGTATCACCATTGCTTATCATTCCCGCCAACGTGGACATATCCAGCGTAAGCGCACCTGTTACATTGTAGGTTGCTACAGACGTGGCAGGGCTATCGTATGTGCCACTGATGCGTGATGTGGCAAAACTTTCAAAATTGAATTTTAAGCGTTGAAAGTTTTGCTGTGCCGTCCATGTATTAGCCACAGACGTGCTCACACCACCACCACCACCAGCACTAACATTAACATTGCCACTAGCGTCCGGGCCATTACCATTAATGAATTTAATGTATGTAGTAGCAATAGTGTTACCTTCGCCGTCTTGCGTTGCCTTTGTAGCAGCATAGGCTGTTTCTGTTTTACCTAACTTCCCCCCTAAAGCATTATAAACAGCTTTATTAGCAATAGCATTATTGGATGTAGCAGACAGCGTGGTATCTACAGTGACATTTGAGCCTCCACTAACAGTAATGGTTACGTTGCCATTGCTGTCGGGTTTTGTACCATTAACGCTCTTAACAACACCACTAACATCTGCTTTCTTTGCATAGGTTTCTGTAATTGTATTACCATCACCATCCTGTGTTGCACGTAACGCAGTTCCTGTATAATTACTTGCAGTAAGCGAGCCTACAACCTGCGAACCTTGCCTCCACGTTATTGGAGCTGTTGCACCTATTAAAGCAAAGCCAGAATAAATATCAGTGTTAACTTTATTTAGTAGTGCATTATAGATAACGTTGTTTTGAACGGGATTTGTACTTGTACTTGACAGTGCATCATCAACGGTAACGCCGCCGTCAGCGCCGTCTTTGCCTTTAGGCAGCACAAAATCAAGCACGGCAGCAGATGATGTGCCGCGATTGGTGACCTGTGCCGACGTGCCCGGAGCACTGGTTGTAACACTGCCGATAGTAATGGTGGCCGCGTTGCCCGCAGGACCTTGCGCGCCCTGCACTCCTCGCTCGCCCTGTTCGCCTTGGATGCCGCGCGGGCCTTGTATGCCTTGTGCGCCCTGTTCGCCACGGTCACCTTTGTCGCCCTTCTCGCCGGGGTCGCCTTTGATGCCTTTAATAGTTATCGGGCTCGGGTTATCGAGGCCTGCTTTGTTCGTCCAAGTCAAAATGCCGGCGGAATCGATGTGCGGCACAAAGACGTTAACATTCTCGCTTAAATCCTTGGTGGTATTCATATATGTTTCAGCCTGCTCTGCATCCCATACCACCTCGGAGTTTGCGTACAAGGAACCGCCGGGCTTGCCAACCACGAGCTTGCGCTTGCCATTCGCCTTGCGCGCGATGACTAGCTCGCCCTCACGCAGCACAGGATTCACCTGCAGCCATTTTTCCTCGGACGCTGTGCTAAACTGTATTCTTGCATTACTCATTTACTTCACCTCACGCAGTGCGCACCCAAAAGTATAAACACAAATAAGACGGCTCGAAGGTTACCTTTTCTCCGTTACCGGTAGATTTGATGGATATTTGATGCGTATGGTTGCCGTTAAAATGGCAAATATACTCTGTTCTATTGTCATCAGCATTGCCTTCAGACCGTAAGCCTCTCTCTTGAACGCTGAATCTACCATCGGCAGCCTGATAACCTAAAGTATTGCTAACCGAATTATTTCTGTAAAAAGTATTGCTTCTACTTCGAAAATTACCAGAAAGGTCTGCACTATATACCAACGCTTCATGGCCATGTGCAGGCAGATTGTTCACGCCTAGTGTAAAGCCATCACTGCCGCCCATCGTGCCGCCGGGATAACCTGCACCGGCAGTGCGGATATAGCGGCCGCTCTGCAGAAGCTGCCACGTACCACCAAGTCTTGTGCCGGGATTGATGTTATCACGGGTGATTACCACGGAGCCGACAAAGCTCATCGCGTTGAGATAATTGATATTCAAAGACACATTACCGCTGCTATCCGGCTTTTTGCCCTCAACGCTATATACAAAATTCTTCTGCAGATTGCCTTTAGCATCCGGTTTTTCGCCATTCAGCGACAGCAGAAATGTTTTTTTGATTGATGCCACAAGGCCTGCGTAATCGCTGTCCAAAGCATCCTGCCCCTGCTCGACAAGGACCTGCGCCATAGCGGCAGCCATAATCGTAGCCTGCTTATATAGCTTGTTGTGCAGGTCAGCCGCCGCCAGCCCCGGAACAACGCCGCCGATGCGCTGAGTGTTGACAGCGTACTCAGCATCGGATACAACCTTGCTGCTGTCCACGGCCTCAGCAAAAACTTTAAAATTACTTCTCGCCATTTGTTAGCTCGCTCCCTTCTACAGCCCAATGGCTATTATAACCACTGTAACGCATAGTGTTGTAATCGTAGCTGAACAGCGGCAGGCCGTCCGTTGATACGAATGTCAGCACGTTGATGCGTACGCCCTCCGGCTTTGGAATGATATATGCGTGAATAATCAGCTCGCGCTCCAGCGCAGTATAATCGCCCTGCAGGACGATGTTAAATGACATGTCCTGCAAATCTTCGATAGATAAATGCTTATCTTTACCCATAACCGATTCCCACAGCTCATATAGCTCTGTTATAGTGCCCTTCCACGCGTTTTGGATAATACGCGCTTTGATTAGCAGACGGAACAAATCATCGTCCATCATGCTGTTGCTGTCGTTCATCTCTCCCGGAGGAAATCCGGAAATAAAGCTGACGCTTGCCATATTCTGCGGCTCCGGAGTATTGATTATCGGATACTCCGTGCCGCTGGCAATTTCTGTCGGAGCCGGGCAAACAATGTCGCCTGTAGCAGCAGCGGACGGCTCAAAGCTGAGCTGCCTGCTTACTCCGACAATAGCGCCGAGAATGTCAAGCTGTGCGGTCGTCGCATAATCAACCTCGAACGCCGTAATCAAATCGGTGGCGCTGCTGTCCAAATCAAGGCCGTAGCTGAGCAATCTCTCCACCATAGCCGTAAAGTTAGCACTGCGGCGATACTCGCTCGTGATTAGCCGTTTATAATATGTTAAATCAAGCATCGACCTGTACCTCAATGGCATCGTATACCGGCTCCGGAATTTCCTTGTAACCTATTGCAACGTCAGCAACACCCATCGCGTCTGCAGCAAGTCCCAATTTCAGCTCTTTTATGCCAAATATGGGCTTAGTCAAAGACGGATTGCAGTCAGTAATAATGTTTGCCAGCACCGAAGCGGACACATCACTACCAATCGTCAGCGCGGCCAAATAGTCATATATCGCACTCTTGACGTTGGCTTGGATGCTGGACATATAGCCAACATATTTCTTCAGTGTGCATTTAACATACACAGTTTTATACTCGGGTCGGTAAAATCTGATTGTGTTGATATAATCGTTCTGGTCGGTATACTGCACCTCCACATCGCCGTTTGTATAACAGCCGATGCCTTTATGCAGGTATATCGCCTCAGCCACGTCCTCGTCCGTACCGCCCTCAACTACACAGGTTACGGAGTGTGCCGGCAGGCCGTGCGGATTATCCTCCGTTACGGAGTCAACGTTGGTGTCATTCTCGTAAACAGCATAGCGGGACACATCCGGAAGTGCTGCAATAGCGCCTTTGGTTCCCGCCAGCATGGTCTGCGACGGATTGGCCGTACTGATTGCCTGCCTTTGGCGGAGCTGCGCGTCGGTTTCCTGCGTGTTGCCAAGCACAGCGCTCACTTCGTTGATAACAGCTATCCATCCATAGGTTGGTGTCTCAATCTGCGCTATATCGCCCGCCAGCGCGCTCACAGCGCCTGCAGTGCGGCATGTAGCTACAGTATAAGCCGTGCCATTGGAGTCGATTACTACGTTTGCCGGCAAATCCCATGTCAGCCCCGCGCGGTCCTTTACTGCACCATTGGTTATCTGAGTAAACGGGCTGCCGGTAATCTTTACTTGGCAGGTGCTGTGCCCTGCAGCCTTGCGCTTGATGCCGTTCAGCTTTACCACGCTGTCTAGCGACGCACCAATAGCCGTTTCAGGTGAACGTGCATTATACGCATACGCGAGAGCCTGCAGCGTATCGCTCTGCTTTAAAGCGAAAATGGACAACAGCTGATAATCAGGCGAGCTGTTGTCCAGATAGATATCATCACCGTAGATTTGCTTCATTGCAGCAATCATATCTTCTAAAATATCGTTGTAGGTAGGGATATGCAGTCCCGTACTATCAACATAAGGCTTAAAATACGTCACATCTGCACCTCCTCGCTACTAATAGTCAATGAGCCATAGATAGTCTCTACAGTTGCCGTAAATTTATAATGTCTGCGTTCGTAAGATGATTCAAAAGACGTGACAGACTGCACGCCTTCCGTGCCGCTTATACGGTCACGGATAATAATGTCAACGGCCTGCCTGTTCTCATCACTGCCGGACGTGCCTAAGATTTGCTCCCACAACGGCAAGCCATCTTTTAGGTCTTCCCACCATTCGGCATAAAGCAAAAGCAGGCGCTGCTTTATCGCCTGCCCGACAGCTTCGACGCCGCTGATGTAATTTTGAGAGCCACGACCAAAGCAGTAGTCCCAATTGTCGTCTAAACGTCTAACCTGCATATCAGCCTCCAATAAAAACATTACTGCTGCCTTCGGCCACAGTGCCGCCACAGCTCACGGGATCACCAATGCGCCCTGCAGCCTTGCCGTTGATAAACACAGATGCTGAGCCGCTGGCAATCGTACCGCTATGCGACGGATGATTGATGCAGCCGTGAGGTGCATAGCTGTCTCCCACACGGCCTGCAGCGCGGCCGTTAATATATACGTTAGGGCTGGCAGATACGAGTGCTGTCGGAGCGCAGGCATCGTGACCGGTATCCAAATCGCCTAAACGCGTTGCACTACTCATTGATGTTCACCCGCCCCGCTTTAATGTTTACCGTACCGCCTACGATGTTAATCGTATCTCCGACAATCTCTACGTAAGCACTGCCTGCATCATTGCGTAGCTGAGCAGAGCCTGTGCTGTAGCCAGGGATTACTCTAGGCTGCGACCACACGCCGATAATAGCAAAACCATCAGATAGGTCATGCCGGCGGCACTCTACTTGGTTCTGTACGCCGCCGCTCTGCCACCAGCCATCCATGCACATATCGCCAAACACCACAAGGCACTCGTCTCCTGCCTGTATAGGCAGCGTCAGTGCATAACCGCCAGCACGTGGCACGACAATAGGCACGTCGACCAGCAAAGGTATATCCACCCAAGCCTCATCACCGTCTGCAAGCATTTTTTCTCGTAGCGCTGGTTGCACAGTAACAGTCTGAGCGGCCGCGTCAAAGCTTTGGATGATACCAGGCATGCACACGCGCGTCTTGATTGCAGCGGCACGAGCGTCAAGTTCACCCTGACGTTCCTCATTCGGCGTGCGCAAATTCAAATCAATCATAAAATCACACTCCGTTCGGATTCTGCGAATTGTTGGCCATGAGGGCAGGCAGAACGCCCTTACCATAGCGCGATACAGCAACGCAGGACGTATACCAATCGTTACCCATCGTATCACCAGTATGCGTCAATTCAATGACCTGATAAATCCACTCTTTATCAAGCGGCATCTGCGCCTGACCAGGCGTAACCTGCGCTTCCGCAATCTCGCTGTTTTTAAGCTGGACAAGCGACCACATATGCACAGCAGGATTCAGCAGCAGTTTAAAATTTGCACCGTACTGTGTCTGCGTCGGCATACCGACAAGGCCAGTCGTAGGCGTTTGCACGATGGCTTCATCCTTGGCAGCGTCAGCAAGCTTTATCATGTTCAGCTTGCCATCATTCACCCAATAGCTGGCCCCGTTGCCGCGGGCGATATCGGATATATAATCTTTAGGCTCGCCAAAAATAACCTTACCCCGCGGCAGCTTTTGCCCGGATAGGCCCTGAGTAATACTATTCATAGGTATTTTGGTTTTTGACTTTTCACAGACCGCATCCAAAATCTGACGTTGATTAACGCCCTTGTTTAAGGTTTTGGCAATAAAATTTTTAGCAAGCACATTAGCGCCATCCACACACAGGAGCGATAACACGTAATCCGTGTTGTTCTCCTTGCGCCGGGATGGATAAATAATTTTACCGTCAAAGATAACTCCGTACTGTTTCTCTTGGGTATTACCTTCAGCATCCTTTGCTTCCTGAACGGAGCCGTCTGCAGATGTAGTCAAGTATCCTTCATAACCGGCCTCAATAATGATACGGTCGCCCTCTTTAAGGATTTTTTGCTCTGTTGCAGCAGTAAGATTATAAATCTCCACGGTCGAATAGTTGTTTATTTCCCGCGACTTTTTGACAGTAAACTTCACATGCAGATCAGACACGTTCAGCGCCTCTTTGTCTTGAGCGTCCACAACAAGGATTTTCCACTTACGCATCCACAGATAACTGCTCATGAGCCATCACCCCACAAAAGCACCCAGGCTGAGCCTAATGTCTCATTATCCGGCTGCTCCTGCGTGGTAGGACCAGCAGCCACGATTTGAGCACTGCCAATAAGGTAAGCGTACTGACCTAACAAATCAATGCCAGGAACGAGCGGCATGCCTGTAATCAGCTCTTCGCCTGTGCTATTGTCGCAGACATCAGCCACCCACAACTCGTACAAATCATAATAGCGTAGCTTCAGCAGGATGTTGATGTTGCGTTCGCCATCAAGCGTCAGCTTAAAAGTCTTCTGATCAAAGGGCGTGGTAGTCAATGGTATTTCATAATAGCTCATTACCACTTCACCTCCAGACCTGTGCCTTTTTCTACTTTGCGCAAAATCGTACTGTTGTCGCCTTTAGGTTGCACTTCCTGCGATTTGCGCTGTGCACCTGTAGTCCACTGACGCGCCGAAACCTTTTCGGTGCCAACATTTACCACCAACACCTGCACAAGATTCACCGTAGCTTTGAGAGCACAGAGCGTCGACACATCATCGCTCACATCAATGCTCTCAATAAGCATATTCTGGTACGTGTTCAGACGCGTAACAACCTGCATGGGTATACGCAGTTCCTGCAGCTTGCAGAGTAAGCGATAGGCCTGTACAGATTTTGTGCCGCCATCACCACCATAATTAGCACCAACACGATAAGCCATGGCATCAGATACGCCAATCTGCATCGTCATACGGATAGGATTTACAAAAGCATGGTCGCTGATATTTGCGCCAGTCTGCACAGGATGCTGGGTAACCGTCAGGCTATGCTCAGTATCAACGCTAAAAACAGCATCAAAAAAATAGCCGCCAATATTCGTTTTGACCATAAGCACCTGTTGTGCTCCTAGTCCACTGCCCCAAACAGATGGACTATAACCATCATTAGTCTTAAATGATTTATTGCCCGTGAGCTTAGCAACCAGATTATTAGCACCCCAGATACCATTTAAAGTGTTCATTGTACCCATTAAGCTCATACAAACACCGTCCCTCCGTTATGCGCTGCCAGACGCTGGGCAAAATCTTCCATCGTTCCTTCCACAGCCTTAGCCACGCCCTGCGGATCACTTACGTTCCCACAATTAACCACAATACCGCCAACATTTACAACTCCACCGTTATAATTTGCCGTACTGTTCGCCATTGGCATAAGACCGGCAGTACCACCTGCAGCAAAACCTGCAGCATAGCTCGTAGGAGCCACAAGGCTGTCATACCCGCCTCCACCGTCGCCGTGATAATCATCCGCTTGTTTATTGCCAGACCGCATAGCTTCATAGGCAGCACGAGCATTAGCTTGACGTTGAGCATAATTAGCAGACGCTGAATCAGGCTTTTCATATTCGTCCGTCATAATCTGGCCAGCTATCTCCGGCAATTCAGCGCTTTGCATTTTAGCGTAAGTATCAGCGTAGGACGTGCGCATTTCTTCTGCCAAAAATTCAATCTGCGTGTCAAGGTCAGTCCAATCTTTACCACGAGCAGCAGCAAAGCGTTTGAGCTTTTCCCAACGTTCATTGTGCCATTGAGCTAAACCGCCAGATGTCCCATTATCACCGATAGCATCCGTGCGCAAGCCAGATTCCTGGACAAGGTTGCCTACAACACCAGCGGCAGCAGAAGCAGTAAAGCCCATCGACATAAGCTTTTGCTGGATATATTTAGACCGCTCGCCTGTTGCATTTTCATCAGCGGCCGCATTGATGAATTCCTCACGCGCTCCCTTAAAATCGCCCTGCATAGCCTTACCCAAAGCACGCATAAGATGTCCCATACTATTGGTCAGCGTGAGCACCTTATCTACAACTTTACCAACGGCAGTCAGAAAGAAGTCCCAGAATTTCTTCACAACAGGATACTTCTTGCCAAAAATACTCTCGACAATCGTGGCCAGACCTTCGGCAATTTCAGCAACACCCTTAGCAATATTAGCTACAGTCTTTTTGAGCTTTTCCTGGCGTTCTTCGGTAAAGACTTTTTCAAACAGCTCCGTGAGTTTCTCAAGGATAAACGCAATGCCTTCCTTAAGCTTTTCAATTAGACGACGCAGCGGATTATTCTCATCCGTGAGCCATTTCCAGAGCGGTTTCAATGTTTCTGATGATTCGCGTCCCTCAAGATAACCAAAGAAGTCCTCCAGCATGATGAGTGCAGTGCCGATGGCCATCATCATCATGCCAAACGGACCTGCCATGATGGCAGCGCCAACGACAGCAAATACAGCTACTAAAGCCTTTGTTTTACTTGGCAGCGCGTCAATAAAATTATAAATGCCCTCGAATAGCCATTTTAGAGCCTTAACCAGCGACATTGCTACACGCACAACACTCGCCAACACGCTGGCCACCTTACGCGCCAGTGCAGGCAAGCTCTTGCCAAATTTGTCATTCAGCCAGCGGATAAATTCCTGAAACTCTTTGATGTAGGGCTGAAGCTCTTTGATAAGGTAATAGACCACCCACTCCTTGAACATTTTGAGCTTAAGCTGCAGACTTTGCACGTCATAACCAATCTCACGGATCCAGGCTAACTGTCCGTCAGCATCTGCAGGAGTAGACAGCTCTGCCATCTCCTGACGCAGACGGAAAAACTGCTCACGCAGCTCCGGCACCCATGCCACATCTTCCTGCGAAGCGCCCATGGTCTTCAGGACCACACTCAAGGTTTTAGCTGTGTCTTTTGTCACCCACATTGATTGCGCCAGCTTTTGGTATTCCAAATCGGCGCTGGCCACAGCCTTAATGTTATCAATGACAGCTTCCGTAACTTTTGCCAGCCCCGCAAAGATAGCGCCATATTTAAGGATAGAGCCTAATTTCCCGAGCATACCAGATAGATTATTGATAGCTTTCGCAGCACCGGCAAAGGCATCCTTGTCGACTTCTGCACCGATGCGGACAAGATATTCTTCTAATATATTGCTCATCAGCCTACTCCTTTCTCATGGCGTCCTGCATACGCCGTGCATTTTCTGCCTTGACCGCCAACAGTTCGTGAGCGTCCAGTAAATCATCAAAATCATATGTGCCATCACTCAGCTCGTGCTGCCGCCAAAGCCCTGCAACAACAGGAGCAAAGGCGAAAGCATCAAGCGTCGGATAACTCATCGGCTCGTAGGTTTGCCCGTCAATTCTGCCGGGAGATTCAACCCGGCTGCGGCGAAAAAACCTCCGACGTTAAAAATCAGCGCATGAACAGTCAGCTGGATAACGCTGGCAGCATCATACGCCAGAGCATCATCAACAAAATCTCCCTTAGCCGTCAAGACAGGTTCGGGCAACTGCTGGCCATTACCGTTATCAATCAAACGATTAACAGTGCGCAGCAGCAAAGATTGCAGCTCGTCAAAATCCTTTCGTGGCATACCCATTAGGGCAGCAGCCATCTCGGCTGTTTTGCCGCCAGACGGCGCAAGCACGCCCGCAACCTTAAAAGCAACATAGCTGCCTGTGCGAGCATCCATTTTAGTGAGCTGATAGGATTTACCAGCCACCTCAACAATTTGAGTCTTTTGTTTAAGCATAGCATCCTCCTAAATTAAATCGGCAGATTAGTAACCTCGGCACACATCAGCGTCCAAGATACACGCTGGCCTTGGCTCTGATAGGGAGTGTCCGGCTCCTTCTGCGGCGAGATGCCTGAGATAATATGGCGTGTACCTGTCGCGGTATTACGCAGCGTCATGCTGGTGCTTGCCCATTCGCTTGTAGGTAACTGCCACAAAGCGTTAAACCAGGCACTCAGCCACTTGTGAATAGCAGAGGTCTGTTGACATTCAATGGTTACGGTGCCATTATTGCCCGCAATCTTAGATACCATTACTGAGCCATCTGCAGCAATATCATGAGCAGTGCGATCGGTGGCCTTAGCAACGGTTACAGAGCCAACGCCAGTACCATCAAACAGGTAAGAGCCAAACGTCGGATGGTTAATAGAGCCAGCCAGATCAGCAAAACTGTAAGTAGTTAATTCCATTCAGATAGCCTCCTCAGCGGTTAACATTAACCTGGATGGTAACAAATTCGATTGCACCAGCCAGCTTGCAACATACATAAATCGGTGGAGCCTTGCGCTTGTCACGGTCAGCCTGAGACTGTTCGTCAATAGGCACGCTCTGCACCAGATAGCCATCAGGCAGGTAATCACCTGTCTGCAGATTCAGGCACTCGGCACCGTTCCACTTGCCCGGAGCGATAAAACCCAAATTTACATATTTACGGCAAGCATCATTGATAACATTAATAATGCTGGTAACGCCAGCTTCAGTCTGCGGCAATTTGCGGCGCTGATACAGCAGGTCCATGACATTAAGAGTAATGTCATTACGCAGCATATCAAGATACAGCACCTCATCAAAGCTCGTGCCATCAGCCATATAGCCCTGCTGCAAAACATCGTATTCCTCGCCACGAGTAATATATACATTACCGTTATGACCTGTAGATTCAGCACTGCCACACACATGGGTTACCTGAGATTCAGACAGGTCGTCTGTTTTTACGCCGGGCAGAGTTTTATACGCCAGCGTAAACGCATCACCGGCAAGACCACGGTTAGCGCCCATCGCGTAGCCCATAGTAGCTGCAACAGCATCGGGAGTATCCGTGTCACCACAATACTGACCAAAGCTGCGACGATAGTTTTTATCCTGCAAAGTCTTAAAAATGCTCTTTGCATCACCAGATGCGTCAAGTACGCTTTTATCGGCAGTCGTATACATGTAGACGCTGTCAGGTACAGCGTTCTCGCACCAAGCTGCACAGTCTTTAATGTCAACGTCCTCGGCGCCCAGATAGCTAAACGGCCACCACTGAGAGTTAGCAGCACGGCAAGCCTCCAGCGTAGCAGTTAAATTCTCGTCTTCTACCAGCTTTACGCCTACCGCCAGCTTGCGCGGGTTAGTCGTAGCAGTAAAATAGAGCTGAGCAGCCTTGTATTCCGGTGACGTTTCTGTAAACCCATCGGTCAGCATTTGAGAAGCGCTTGTATAAATACGCACCCTTTCATTCGCCGGAATAACCTCAGACTTGCCAATAATCAGGCCAAGGTTAAAGCCCTTGCGAGCAACAGCCTTAGCAGACAGGTTGATAACCACGTCGACAATCGGAGATAAGTCCAATTTATAAGCCAACTAAATCACCCTTTCTTAATAATAATTTCGCCTGGCTCAAGGATAACATCACTCGTACCAGGCTCGTTTGCTTTAATCGTAACGTTGACTTCTTCAATCGCTTTCACGATAGATTCAACGCTGATCAGTACATTAAAATATAAAGTCAAATCGGCGCGCTTCCACCAACGCCCCTGAAATAATTCAGGCGCATATTGGATGGAATCCTTGCCGGGAATAATATAAATTTTTTGTTTTTTGAGCTTCGGTCGGCCAAGCAGCAGCTCAAGGCGTAGCTTAAGCAGCGATTCATAGCAGGCAGGACCGTAAGCATTCAGGCGTAGCTGGATGGTACGTGTGCTTGCACTCTCACGCAAAAAATCACGTCCTTCAGACTGCCAACGCTCATCAATCGGCTGCATGATGTCCTCGGCCGCCTCGGTGCACTGCATAAAGACCACGTTGTCTGTAAGCTTCCAGTCGGGGCCTCCGTCCGTTGGCCAGGAGCGGCGTACAGGCGGCGGTATTGTCTTAGCATCATGCCCGAGGATGTCCATCAACTCTGCCCACATTAAAGATTCAAATTCAGCAATATTTTTAACCAACTCCATCACCGTCCAATCGCATCCCAATAGAGCGATAAAAGCCATAATCAATATCAGGCGTAACAGTGAGGATTTTGTAGCGTGCTCCGCGCCATTCAAGCTCATCGCTGATAGCTTCGCCATTGGTCGCGTGCAGCTCCACATTCGTCAAAAATTTCATTGCCCCGGTGACGCGGTCACCTTCAGGCAATAACTGCAAATCTTTGGGCTGGGCAACAGTAACAATCGCCGCCACCTGTAGCACAATAGGATTGTCTGCATCCCGACCATAAGCTCCATCGTGCCAGCTCGCAGCGTAGCGTTTGACAGTAATGCGCTGGCAGCCTAAACGCTTGCTGCGCACCACTCTGCCAACATTAACCACGTCAATCACTCCTTACCACATAAACAATAGCCTTACGCAAGGCACCGGTATCAATCAGCGGATTAGTTTTGCCGCCCTTGCCCTTGGTCTTTTTATCTACAGTTTTCGGAGAGTTCGGCGGCCAGCCATTCTCGGCATCCGTGAACCATTTGCGGCAGATGTTCTGCGCCAGCAGGCCCGTGCGTTTGATAAAAGCATCAGCCCTGCTTCCATCGCCAGTCATAGCAGCCTTTACAGCCTTAGCATATTCTTCTGCAATCTCACGGTGGTGCTTAGCGATGGCCGGTTCAATAACAGGACGCGGTGGAGCGTGCCAGAGCGGCGAACCGTGTGTCTGAACATACAGTTGATAAGCCAGGCTGTACTTAATACCCTGATCCATATAGCCCTGCATTTCCTCACGCATGGACTTACGCCGGATGCCATGAGTATGGATGTACAGCAGGCTCGCATTATTTATAGGCTCATCGCCACGAGATGTTTTCTCCTGCGGGATACCCACATAGAGCTTCTTGATGCTCAAAGCTTGCACTCTGTCCATAAGCCCCTGCAAGCCGCCGTTGGCCGTTCTGTGCGATGTATTTATGCTTACCATACATACATGCCTCCCTTGCCAGCAAAGCGCGCCAGAGTGGCAAACTGCACGCCAAACGCGGTCAACCGGAACGCCGCCCAACCTGCAAGGTCCTGTGACAGGGCTGATGTATCCATACTGTAGGACACGCCATCAGCAGACTCACTCGTAACAACACCAGCGGCCTGAGCTGCGGCAAGGATATCAGCAGCAGGTGCCCCCGGGTCTGCAGCAGACTGCATGTAAAGGGTGCACATATGGGCGATGAATAGTCCGATGGCCATCCGCCACATCTTGCCATAGCGCTGCTCGCTTACACACGCCTGACCAAGCTCTACAAAGCTGTCCAGCACTATTTCCGGCAGCGGCTCAGCAAACTGTGGATAGAATGCCAGGAAGTCCTCCTTGGTGTAGGGAGGATTCTCCTGCGTTTTGATATTGCTCGCCTGAGCAATCAGCGGATGGTACATAATGCACCTCCTTATTAGCTTTCACCCTCCGCTTTGGTGAGTTTCTTGGCTTTGGCAACAGCTTCTGCCTCAGCCTTCGGAGTTTTACCATTGACCGGCACAAGGTCGCCAGATTCAACAGCCAGCGCATACAGCGGATCAGTTGCAATCCAATCGGGAGCATCCTCAATTTCCATTCCACCCTTAGTCAAAAAGCGTTCCGCATCAATGCGTTCAGTACCGTCCTGCTTCACAAAGCCAAAGCGTTTTTTAGTTAAAATAACCATTGATTGTCCTCCTCAAATAAAAAAGCCAGACGATAAACGCCTGGCTAGAATATTGCCTAATCAGATACCGATGTGGTATGCGACAGGTTGGTAATACATGAATTTAACCTGGCCGATTTGCGCTGCAAACAAAGTCAGGATAGCGGCACGCTCAACAGACGGTTGAGTATACGCGCGAGTGATAGGCACAGTCAAGTCGAAGTTAACCATGTCCTCGTCGTTGACGTAAACCATCATAAGGTCTTTTTGACCAGTGCCAGCCTTGATGCACCAACGGCAAGGCTCAATGGTGATAGAGCCGCCCTGCTCTTTAGCAATATTGTTCTGCATCAGATACTCCATAATGGAGATGTTGCCAGCGTCGGAAACCTTCTGCATGGTGATGTACGCATACTGTTTAGGCGGAATCAGGATATGATTCGGCATGCCTTTCATGTCGTACTCGGATGCAGCCCATGCATCCACCAGCGCATTGTTAATGTCATGCAGGATTTCATCCGCGGTTTTAGTGTTCCATGCGGGAGTGCCATTTGCACCATTACCAACAGTGTAGGTAACAACATTCGGGTCATTCAGCAGACCGGTAGTACCTGCCTCCTTGAAGCCGTTGTATACATTGAGGTCAAGAGTTTTGTTGTAGTTGAGTTTAACGCCCTTATCCAGCAAATCTTCCAGATTACGGCCAATCTGCTTCATCTTTGCCTGGTCAATGAACGGAACCTGCATAGCGTGCATCCAGGTGGATACTTTGAACATGTTCTTGCTAGTGTTGACCTGCATTACAGGGATAGTAGTAGCACCGGGAGCAGTGATACTGTTAGCGTTTGCGCCAGAAGTAGCATAGTCAACATCAAAAGTAGAAGTGAATTCTACCCAGCCGCCGCCAGTCTTGGCGACAATATCACGCTGCCAGGTTACGCTGGTCAGCGGCTCGCGCAGCTTAGGATCAACCTTTTCGAGTTCGCCTGTAATATACGCCATGCCAGAGCTGGCAGCAGCATCCCATGCAGAGCCGCGGAATCTTTTACGACCACCATTCTGCATGGCCAAATTACCCAGATTACGCATACCAGCGTCCGGGCTATAAAAGCCAAATTTTCCAGTTGCCATATTATTTATACCTCCTTATATTACGCAGAAGCACGAGTCAGCAGAGTAACCTCGCAGACACGATTCGCATCCATTGCGCCGCTAGTCCAGCGCATATTCGGAATCTCAATGGTGTTAGTGCTATCTGCTGCAGCTTCAAAACCACCAACTACGCCATTAGCGATAGAAGTATTCGCTTTAACACGCACGTAAACTTTACCGTTAGCCTTAGGAGTGCCAACATTACATACAACAGTAGCAGCGCCGCGTTCCAGCACAGACATATACTGACCGGGCTGATACTCGGTTTTATTTTGCTCTGCATAAGAAACTGCCTGCTTAACAACACGCAGCGCAATGCCAGCGACATTAGCAGCGGTAGTTGCAGCACCTACAGCTTCATAAGTGTTGTCATCTTTAATGCAGACGGCAGCACCAAATGGGATAGCTTCGCTTTCCTCGTTTAACAGACGGCTGGCCACGATATCGTCCGGAGTGCGGGCGTAATTACCGGGATAGCCAAAATTCATAGAGATACCAATTGCTTTACCACTCATAGTTTTGCCTCCTTAGCGATTTTTATAGTGGGGATTGTATTTTTTTGCAATCTCACGGCCCAGAGCGTAATCATCAGCTGCAGGTTTGCTGTCTTGCGCAGCAGAACGGCGACGCATCTGCATCAGCTCGCCATATTGAGCATCCTGCTGCATAGAGCCTTTAATGAGGATAGCCAGAGAGTCAGCCGCACGTTTACGCTGAGCCTCATTGGGGATGGCTGCTACTGCAGGCTTCAAGTTTTTGATTAAAGCCATAGCTGCGTCACGTACTTCTTTAGCATTGGGAGCACACTCGCCTTCAACATTTTCCTCCGGCGCTGCATCCTGCGCATTAATATCTTCAGGCGGTTCGATTACATCGTCCTCGTCACCAGCAGGAGCAGGAGCAGCAGCAGGTGCTTTGTTTTGGAGTTCTTCCTCCAGCGCGTCAAGAGCATCCTTTTTAGGCTCAGCAGCAGGCTGCGCAGGATTCAGCTTAGAGCTGATAGCTTCCAGCGCGTCCTCAATTTTTTTGAAGCGTGCCTCGGTAGCTTCGTCCATTGCTGCAGGTTTATTTTCAGGCTGCGGCACAGCAGCAGGCGCTGGTGTTGCGGGAACTGCGGGAGCAGGAACTGGTGCAGGCTGAGGACGCGGTTCAGCGTTAGGGCTGCCTGCAAGCTTTGCAGCAGCCTCCATGTCCTCCGGTGTAGTAGATTCGTCGCGAGCCAGCGCTCGCAGGATACGTCCAATCAAAGATTTAGACATTTTTATACCTCCTTTTTTATCGTCGGCAGTGTCACGGATGGCAACCTTGTGCCCCGCCCTGCCTCTATCAACAACCGCTACATGGTTACCGCGGATTTCCAGCTGATCATAGCTGGAGTCACTCGTCGGATTCCACAAGCAGTCATAGCCGCAAGATATCTCGCGTTTGCCAGCCTCAATCTTACCGATGAGGTCAGCATCATAAATAACCAAATCGGCGACCAAGCAATTACTTAGGTCGCCATCGCCTCGACGCACATCACGGCATACGCCTTTCATGTAGTGCCCATAGTTATCGGGAGTTACATCTTCTTCCGGATGCTCATCGCATACAGGCTTGCCTTCAAAGCTTGCCACGGCAGCACGGTCAAAGACTTCGGCTTCAGGGCGCTGAACATTATAAATACCATCAGCGACCGGACCGCCGAACTCGCAGCCTCGATACTGCTGTGTACCTGTACGAGCAATCGGAACATCCTTGCAGATCAGGAAGCCTTCCGGCGTTTTGAGGATGTGGTCGGAGATTCGTGAGCCAAAATATGCCTTGCTCATAGCTCACCTCCAGGTAGTAGTTTTCTAAATTGTTTTATGCCCATGCGCTCGATTTTGCCGTTGCGGTACACCTTTGCAGGCCACGCCACCTGGTCAAACCTGATAAGTGGTTCAGGATAGCAGCGACAATTATAAATGTTCCCCGCATGGTAATACCCCTGCGACTTCTCATGGTTGAGTAACTCCGGCGCCGGAGCTTCGCTCCAAGGGATAATCACGCCGTCCATATGAGCGTGAGCAGAACGCACACGAGAGTCCTCACTTGTACGCCAGACGTACCAATCAAGCCCTGCCTCAGCAGCACGCACCTGCGTCAGAGCAGTGCTGGCTTTAGACGTTTCCGTGCGGGCGATAAGCCTTGCATGAGCTTCGGTCATGTGCGGGTACTCTTTGAGAATATCGTCTATCATCGCCTCCGGTCGCAAGCCTTGCTCATAACCTTTAGCAACCTTATGAGCCACCCTGTCGGCCAGCGTGAGCGGCATAGAGCGGATTAATTCAGCATTACGACTGATTATACCCTCGTACACTTTTGCGACGCGTGGTGAGGCAAGCTCGCGCTGTAGAGCGGTGCGGATGATTCGCCCCTTGCTGCCCTCGGCTGCTGCGGTACGCCACGTCTTATGCCCGTCGCGGAACAGATGCGTGGCCATCGAGCGTGCGATTTGGTCGCAGGCACGAATAAAAGTCGGCGAACGAGCCAGCCGACGCATTATGTCAGCAATAAAAAAAGGACTGGCAACGTGAGATAACTCACGCTTCAGTCCTTGCATCAGGCGGTTAAGGGCGCTGGCATAAGAGCGCTCAATGACTCGCGGCATTTTAAATTTTTTCATAATGATTTAAAAATCTTGTCAGCATAAAATGTAGTAGTGGTTGTACTTACACGTCTTATGAATAACTAACTTCAATGTCATACCGTTTAATAAGCTCACGATTTATATCATGTATATCATCACAATGTATAACTTCGTTAGCTTCAAGATCATCTGGACCCCAGAATTCAATATCATACCTGTCTTTTGAACGATTGTAGCTAATCATAATCTCGTCCCCATTTGAAGCTTCAATGCGAGTGGTTCCTTTCTTGCCTATAGTTTCTTTAATTTTGCCTGTCCCTTTCGGGAAAATATCTGCAAGATCAGATTCACTGCTAGAAGAATTAGATTCGTTACTAGAGCCGGATGTAAAGCGCCCATTCTCAGCTCTAGGATGTTCAGATTCATCCCAGGGATTTTCATCATAGGCTCTTAACCTAGCTAAATTCGTAGCTGTTTTATCCATGATACTAACCTCCGTAATTTTTAGTGTGTATATGTTAACTCTTATGCATAATTATTGCAAGTTGTTTATTCGGATTCAGGCGGTTTATTTTGCTGAGGTTCAGCACCAGCAGCCTCGTCACCGCCCATGCCGCCAAACATGCCACCCATCTCACCAGGAGGCTCCACGGAGTCGGACGCACGCTCGATGTCCTCATCGGTGATATTCGTCCAGACACCGGTGCGCTCGCTCTGCTGCTTCAACTCCTTAAGAGCAGTACGCTGAGAGATAAGACCGGCATTGTAAGCAGCTACAACGTTATCTGTGCCACACTTGGCAAGGTCGGCGCGCTCTTTATCCGTAGGCTCTGCAACCGGGTCAAATTCAAAGTCAAAGTCATCCGGCAGGCTGCCTAACGTCGAGATAATGAACGGCGGGAGTACTTTGTTCAGGATAGGCCGCAGATAAGACTCCTGCTTCTCCGCTATCATGTCGTAATAATTCTGCAGGTCACTCTCGCCCGTAGCATTAAGGCCGGAGGGAGAGCGCCCGAACAGACGCGTCACCGGAATTTCAGCAGCGCCGCTGATATCCATGATAAACTGCTGATAACAATCAGCAAGGCCGCCGAAAGTGTACTGGTGCGTTTCCAGACCATCTGCAGCATCCATGACCTGCATGCCCATATTGTTCAGCAGCATGTTCTGCGCTTCCAGCGTTCGCAGCAGCTCAGCCTGCGACTCGTTGTCCGTTGCCGCCAGAAGCTGACCTAAGTCCTGCATCTTTAGCACGCGGATGTTCGCCATGAAGGTCAACTGCGCAATGTTCCAGCTCACATTGTCACGCTTACGCAGCTCATCAAAAATAGACTCAATGACAGACGCGCCCCATTGCATCTCTGCAATTTCCTCCCAGAACGGTAGCGTGGCTCCGGGGAATCGAGCTACCCTGCTATAATGAATCTTCACGGAGCCACCACCGGCAGGATCAGTTACAGTGTAATATTTCGGATAACCATAATCAGGATCAGAAATATCTTCGATAAGCTCGCTGGATGGGTTAACTCCGTTCCACCGGTCGAAAATGAGCAGCCCTGCGAAATCGCCAGGCATTATCCAATCAAGCCTAAGAGGTTGACTAAGGTCGTAGCCTTGGTGCTTGACCAGCATCACGCCTAAAGCGCCACCATAAAGCCTGCCCCACTGCATGCCACGCTTAAGCTTGTCAATGAGCTGAGTACGACGCAGAGTAAGACTGAGCCGCTTCTCTACATCGGGGTCCAGACCGCTGGTAATCGTTATCCAGTTTTTGAGCATGTCCGCCGGGATAACGTCGATGATGCGACGGACAATCCAACTCTCACGGTAGAGAGCATTTAAAGTGTTAAAATCACGCGACATGCGCTGCAAGCTATACTCCGTGCCTTCCAGCAGGTTCGGAGTGCCTGCGCCCAAGCGAGCCAGCACATTGCTAAAGGCGTCGAGCGCCCTGCTGCGTATTGGCTGCGGCTCAGGAGCTTTGTCCAGGGCGCGCCTGCGTTTTCTTTTAGACATTTGCTATCCTCCTTGGCCTGATGACTGTTGATACATAGTAGCGCACCGCATCAGGCGCATGGTCAGCTACTTTAATAGGCTTCTCCTTGCCGGACTGCTGCAGAGCCTTGTCATCCCAACAATAGGACTGCATCTCCTTCAGCGTGTGCACTAAACCACAATAAAAATGGATGCGGCGACGGGTTAGCAGCGTGTTTACCTTGCGGATGCCCTCAATGACATCATTGTCAGCGTTGATTGTTTCCACCGTCTCCTTCGCACGCAAGCCACGGTTTCGCAGCTCAATTTTAAAGCTTGCTGCAGATGGATCAATAACCACATTTGTCGGCCACAGCTCCACGCCACGGACGAACTCAAGCAGGTCGTCGGCGTATTGGCTGTTGTCCTTCTCCTTTTCCTCGGCACGGCTGTCCCAATAATACTCGCGGATGAACCATAGGTCGCGCCCATCATCGAGCACATCCAGATACACCATCGGATTCACGGTGCCATAGTCAATCGTGATGGAGCGGCGCATGATGTGCAGATTTTTAAGCAGATACTCCATCTGATCATCACCAAAGAGCAGCTCATCACTCCACGCATCACGATAGATAGCGCCCTGCGCCATTACCCACTCACCTAAAATAAAGCGTCGGTAGAATACACCGGAATACATTGTCCGGTAACGTTCACGCACCTCGTCGGATAGCGACGGATTGTCGTCCATCAAGAAGTGAATATGCAGCAAGCGCTTCTCGTCGCACTTCTCAATCCAGCGCAGCAGGAACCAATGCATCGGGCTGTCCGGATTGCAGTTAAACCACAGCTTTGCGCCCGGCACAGAGCAGCGACCAGACGCTTGGTTGACAAACGACTCTGGCATAAGCGCAACCTCATCGCAAAACAGACCAGCCAAAGTAATACCTTGAATAAGGTCCTGCGAGGATTCGTCGCGGCCGCCGAACACGTAGAAGTAATTCAGCTTCATCGTGCTGCCTTGCTTGCGAGCTATCACGATAAGGTTTTCCGTGCGTGATTCTTCCACCTGATAGCCACGCACCAGCAGCACAGGCTTGAGCCATTTCCAGACGTTACGCCGGAAGCTGCCTACGGTTTTACCGCACATGGCAAAATTCTGGCCATCGTAGGTATCCATAGCCCAAATAACAAAAGAGACGGCCATCGCTACCGTTTTACCAGCACGGATGGAGCCGTCAGCTATGATGCCATTGTAATCGTGGTAGGGAGAATCTTCACACCACCACGTCAAGATTTGCATTTGTTTTTTACTAAATTCGTAAAACTTGATAACAGGTTTGATAATACTGCGCAGCCTGCCAACGATGCCCATTATTTCCACACGTCCTTTGCGCTGCGCTTGATTGCGTCGGTAAAGCCATCGTCCTCATATTGAGACTGCTCTTCGGCATCCTTAAGAATTTTCTGCCCTGCAGTATCCCGCAAGAACGTCGCCGCCTTGGTATTGCCCTGCATAGCAAGCACGACCTGACCAAGCAGCACAGCCTGCTCCACGGTTACATTGATTTTACCGTTCAGCAGATTAATTTTGCCGTTCGGCCCCATTAGGTCACCCAGGCACTCAACATTCTTCAGCTCGCCACGTTTGAGCGGCATCTGCAGCAGGTCGTCAAGGACCTCACGCATAGCACGTTTGCGGCGACGAGCTTCACCAGACGCGCGACCGCCAGCAGAGCCGTTTTTTCGAGCTTCGCTCGAGCTTGGTACGCGTAAATTCTCAGGATTCGGCACTGATTACCTCAGCCGTCCTGCCGGTAAGAGCTTCCCAACGCTTAACGATGACATCGCAGTACACAGGATCAAGCTCCATGCTGTAGCATTGGCGGTTGATTTGCTCGCAGGCAATGAGCGTGGAGCCGGAGCCACCAAACAAATCAAGCACAGCATCACCTTGCTGGCAGCTGTTCTTGATGCACTTAGCACAGAGGGCAATCGGCTTCATGGTGGGATGCTCGGCGTTGCGCGTGGGCTTGTCAACGTGAATTACGCTGTTAACCTCTTCCGTGTCCACAGCCTCCACGTTGTCGGCACGCAAACAAACAGTCTTAAGCCCGATGCTGATGTGGATGAGCTGATGCCCATCGGCATCATAGCCAACCTCCACCGGATAGTTTTCTGGGATAACCGTTGACAGCTTACGACCGCCAAAAAAGCGGTGCTTTGCGCCAGGCTTCCAGCCGTACAGGATGGGTTCGTGTTGCCATTGGTAGTCCTGCCGTCCCAGCGTAAATGTGTTCTTGCACCAGACAAGGTCCTGCTTCAGCAGCAGACCGGCATCGACAATAGCCTGCCGGAATTCGACCGCACTGCGACTAGCGTAGCACACGTAAAAGGACGCGCCAGGCTTCATCGCTGCAAAATAATTATCAAACACTGCATCTAAAAAGTTTTTGAATTCAGCCTCACTCATAGAGTCGTTTTTAATTGTGAGCTTGTCTTTTGTTCCGCCTTGGTAAGCGACATTGTAGGGAGGATCAGTAAACACCATGTCAACCATTTGCCCCCCCAATAAACGTGCTACATCAGTACGATTTGTTGAATCGCCACATAATAAGCGATGGTTTCCAAGCTGATAAAGAGTACCAGGAGTCGTGATGGTGTTCTGCTTGGCAGCCTCGTGCGCTGCATCCACATCAAAAGCATCCTCTTCCGGTTCAGGCTCCGGCATGTCAAAGCCAAAGTCGCCCATGTCTATACCTTTGATGTCAAGCAGCTCGCTGTTGAGCATGTCCATGTCCCAGCTTGCAAACTCGGCGGTTTTATTATCCGCCAGGCGGAACGCCTTAATCTGCTCGGGAGTAAGGTCATCAGCCATCACACACGGCACAGTCTTCATCTTAAGTCGTTTAGCGGCACGCAGACGCGTATGGCCACAGACAATAACATTGTCCTTGTCAATAACAATAGGCTGCTTCCAGCCGAACTCCTTTAGGGATTCCATAACCGGCTTCACGGCTGCATCGTTGCGCCGTGGATTGTTTTTATACGGGACCACATCGCCGATAGGCATATCAATGATTTTCATAATTACCTCCGGAAACAGAAAACCCCCGAGCCATTAAGCTCGAGGTTTACATTAGTGATTTTTTCGATATTCAGCAAGCTGCTCCAACAGGAACGCACGCTCTTCTTCCGTGACGTACCAGTTATAATGCTTGCGCTTTGATTTAAGTTCAGGCGGCAGCTTCGGACGACCTGCGCCACGACGTGCTCCACCAGAGGATTTTTCACTCATCGGCATCAGCCTCCTCAAGATCAGACAGTTCTTCAGCCATATCAAGCACATCATCAACTCGTGCTTCAGGAGAGGAATCAATAAACGCTATTAATTCGCGCATGGCTTCCTCGTTATCCTCCAACAGCAAAACTACAGCAGTCTCAAAATCCTCATAATAGCGAGGAACTTTTTTTAATGCTTCTCTAAGTTGTTCTTCCATAATATGCCTCATTTCAGCAAAATTTTAGAATAAATATCATAATCACCATACTCATTGATGGTAAATAGATAAACGTAATTTCCTACGGCAATAGAACTTTTATGCAGACCATCAAACCGCCCATGGAACCATGTGCTGATTTCATGAGTTACACGCTCACGCTCAGCTGGTGTAATCTTACTAGATTTTCTGCTCTTACGCTTCGGCTTTACAACCTCAGCCGCACGTCTGAGTGGTGATTGGGAAGTTCTACCGCCAGCACTAAACTGCCCGTTAGACTTACGCGGATGTTTCGATTCATCCCAACCATCCCACACACGCGCTGCAAGCAGCAGGTACTTTATAAGCATGTTAACTCACTCCATCAATAATTGCAAGTCATTTATTGGTGCCCGGACTACCGCTGAGGATTTGAGAATAGCAAGGGATGTCCCGTCCCTTAGGTTACGGCTTCCGGGCATAAAAAAAGCGCCCGGCTAAAAAGCCAGACGCTACATAAACAAAAAAGAACCCGGAATCTAGTACCTAACAATAAGCTACCGCATCCAAAGTTCCTCTCAAAAAAGTATCGAATGTTCGAGTACCATCAGAAATTGCATCACTCTCAATCGAATTTTATCGACACTTCTCCACGGTTTTTATTATACCATAAAAATCACCGCTTTTTCTCACGTCTTTGTGAACTCTTTGTGAATTTTAAAAATTCGACCGCCCACCACACGATGAGCGGTCATTGAATTATTTTGCATTAAACACTACGCTATAACCAGCCTGGCGCTGAAGCTCGTCCATGGCTGCCTGCTGTGTCGGCGTAAAGCCTTGGTCGACAACTTCCAGACGCTCCCGGAATGTCTCAGCGAAGAACTTCAGACGCTGGTCCTTGCGCTGCAGACCACCGAAATCATTCCAGAGGATATCAATCGCAACAGCCAGCACGCGATAAATAGCCTGCTCGGACACAGCCTGGCACATGCGCTCGTATTTAAAGCCTGCCACCGGCGCAGGATTGCGGCGCTTAAGTTTACGTTTACTGCTCATCAAGGTCACTCCTTCACTTGTGCAAGCCATTCCTTGTGCTTCTTGACCATGTACAACATAATCAGACCATAGACAACCATGTCGCGCAAGGATTCTTCCGTTTTGTCGGCGATACCATGGTCGTAGAGGAAAGCAATGTGCTTATTCAGATATCCCTTAGCCACATCATACATCAT